ATCGCCACGAGTCGAGCTTACCTAAGTGATAGCCATACCCGCCACGAGTAAAACCAAAGTCTCCTGCTTTCGGGTGACTCTCGGCTGCGTAATGCACACCTGCGCCAAACTCAATGAAAGTGATGGATTTGCCCGTTGCGGAGATAGCCAACTTGTTTTTGTCTATCCAAACAGGGGTGTTATTCACTCGCACATCATTTGTGCCGTCATAGATTGCATTTGCAAACCGCACTGTTGCTTCTTCGATTCCGATTTCGGCAAGCCGTTCCATAAGGATATGGACTTTTTCATCCAACTCCTTTTGGTAGCTTTCGATTTCGGTAACCGCCTTGTGCAGCGTTCCGAGAGTACACTTGATTTTCTTCACGATACTTCCACCTTGCTTACCGCAAATGAGACCGTGTTGAGAGACCGTGCAACTTTCGTAACGATGTAATCGAAGATGAGGTTGCCGCTTGTGTCGTAGGAGGGAGGAGAGTCGATACAAAGAACCGAATGCTCATCAATCGGACAGTTCACCTCATCCGAGATAATCACACGGTCGTACATGATTGCGTTTCCGAACTGTTTAATCTGCGCTTCTCCTGAAGCCGCCGACACACACGCTCGCATCTCTACCGGGGTATCATAAATAACCCGATACTCGCCGCTGTCATTGCCGTAGTCATCTGTTATCGGCTCTTTGCGTAGAAACAGAGCATAGTGAAAACTCGTTTTGTTTCGCTCTAAGCATTTCATTACACCACCCCCACGAAAGGGAGTACCGTTTTAAGCATAGACTCCGGCACATCCGCATTTTCATACGAACGATTGATGCCGTTTTCGCTGTGATAGGTTTCACCCTCTGCGCCACGCTTATTAAACAGGTAGGCGGCAATCTCACATTGCTTGTCGGCATACTGCGAAGGCACTTCGGTCTTTGTTCCGTCATACGGATACGCTTTTCGAAGTATCTTGTTCGCAGCCAAGGTGAGGTACACGGCCAGAATCGCATCCTGCGTGTTGTCGGTAATGCCAAGTAGCACTTTTAACATTGCAAGTTTTTCAACATCAGTCATACTCGTGTACCTCCTCTCTGTGATTCAATTAAGAAACGGTGGTAGCAATCGTCACATTGCCGCTCGCACGAATCTTGCTGTCGGCATCAACGTAGATAACTTGAAATACCTTAGCATTGACTGCCGCATACTGAGTACCCGGCTCATACTTCGTGCCAAAGGTAGAGCTAACCGTAGAATAGGCATCGCCAACAGCCACAGAAGTAGCAGAAGAAAGACCTGTCGCACAGTAGGCTTTCCATCCATAAGGCAGGTTAGTCGGGAAGCCCGTCACGGTGAAGCTCGCCTTTGCGCTTGCAATGTCAGCGTCCTGCGTAACGGTCAGTTCGGTCAGCGTAGCTGCGCCCATCTTTACAACCTTAGAAGCATCATACAGATACGCCGCATAATGCTTGTCTGCGGTAAAGGTGGTAGACTTGTTGACGATGTTACGGTCGCTTTCGACCATCGTGCCACGCTTCATAAAGAGGGCAACAGCACCCGGCTTCACAATGTAAGCGACATTGTTTGCGGCAATTTTGTTGGTAACTACGACAACACAGCCGTAAATCATACCGACAACACCTGCAATCATCAGATTAGCCGATACCTCAGAAGCAGGTAGCCAATCAGCAGAAGCACGGATAGCCGCATAAGAAGCAGGACTCACAAATAGGTACTTATCACCTTCGTAGTCCTCACCGAGCTTAATAAGAGCAAGATTGACTTCGGAAGGAGTGACAGTAACAACGGGATGAATATAAGTCGCATCAGCAAGAGCGGCAAGAACATCGTTGTCAACCTTGCTTGCGATGGAAGTGGTAAGCTGTTTACCGATTTCACCTACGGGGTCTCCATAGCCGGACAGAACTGCTTCATCAGAGATGGTAGCACCCTTGCCGACTTTCTTGACCTTGACCGCCTGTGTAGAAGCGGTAAGCTCAGAGATAGAAATGTTTGCAAGTTCCTCAACATCCGAAGCATCGCCGATGTAGGCATACTGAGGAAGAGTTACGGTATCACCTGCTCTCCCCACCAAAGTGTTATCCACCTTGCAGAGAGGAGTGAACTTCATTGCGTTCACAAGTTTTCTTTCAATCATGTCCGCAAGAACCTGCGGATTGATAATACTGGACAGAATAGTTTCGTTAGCCATTATTCGTTACCTCCATTTAATTTGTTATAGAGTTCGGGAGTTTCGTTAAAGACTTTCAGCCTTTCCAAATATCCCATCGAATCGAATTGTTCCTGTGTGATTTCAGAACCTTCACCGCTACCCGGCGCAGGCTTCGGGGTATCTTTCAGAACATCAGCACGGATTTTCTTTTCGACCGCTTCGAGATGCTTTTTCTGATTGGCAAATATCTTTTCGGTTTCTCCTTTTACCATTGCTTCGGCGGTATCACTTGCAAGTGCTTCGTCATACCCAAGAGCCAACAGCTTCGCCTTGTTTTCGGAGACCGTAATCTTGCTGAGAAGTGCATCATAATCGGACTGCAACTTTTCACGCTCCTCGATTTCCTTTTGCTTTGCCGCTTCAGCCTCCGTCATTTTGGCTCTAAGCTGTTTCTTATAGTCGGCGGCTTCGGAATTGCTCTTTGACAGAGCGGCTCTGAGTTTTTCAACTTCGCCCGAACTATCCGAAGGAAGTTCGATGTCGGCAAGAGCCTCTTCGATTTCTTCGAGAGTCATGCCATCTTTGTACGAGTCTTTCAGCAAATCCTTAAGGTTCATAAAATACCTCCTGCGTTTGTTAAGGCGGTTCACTCCGCTCTATTTTCCGTTTTATAGTCTTGTCTTGACTTTGCGTTTAGAGTTCACTCTCATCTATCAAGCCTTTCGGCTGCTATATCAAAAAGAACAGGGGCTCTAAGCTTTTAACTTATAGTCCCTGTTGACTGTTCCCTCTGCCCGTTCGCAGAGGTCTTTACCTTAACTTTGCGTTGGATTTCGACAATCACTATTTTATCTTTTTCTAATTTCACTTCAACCGTATTACCGCGCAACAAAGCGCATTGAATTTCCGCGATAACACCCGGAGTGAATGCTTTCGGATCTAAATTTGCTATAACACATCACCTCCCGGATAAGGCACCGTATAACATCGGCACATCAAATGCGGCTTGGGCGGTATTTTATCAATATCATATATTCTGCCGTGCATTTGCAGACATTTGCCGCAGCGCCGCTCATCGGGCACGGTTATCCAGATTACTCTTTCGACCCCGTTGTCCCGATAAGCCCGAACCGTCGCTTTATCGGTAACATCGACGGCGTAATGCGTCACCATCGCCGACCAGTATCGCAGACCGGTCTCAATCTCTCGGGAACGAGTAGGACTTGCTATTATACTTTCGGCAAATCGAGCGCATTTACGCTCAATCTCGTGCATATACACATATTTGGTAACCGGATTATAGTCATTCAGCCAACCGAGCAGCCAATGTTCGGTCAAGACACCCGCTGAAATGTCAAATGATCCTTGAACCTCAGGCGTTCTCAAATCATTCCTTGCATTGTTGTATGCCCGGTTGGCAATGAGGAGGAACCCCCGTTTCGCAACATCCGCCAGCTCGCGATAAAGCGCTTTTGCGGATGATAGAACATTGAGTTCGTCGAAAGACGCCTGACTTCCGAAGTTGTTGAATAACCGAATAAACTCTTTTCGCATGGCGCGCAGAACTTTATCGGTGTACTCATACATCTTCCCCGTCTCCCGCGTCGGTCAAATGAGCTTCTTCATCTTTATGTTTCCCGTCATCATCCAGCAGCATAAGCATTTTCTTTGTTTGCTTCTCATACCACTCCATGCTGTCGTTGTAAGCCAACTCGGAATCGGTAAACATTCCGCAATGAGTGAACGCAAGCTTGGGATGAATTTTATCGTTCGAGAGCATCGTAGTAAGCACCTGCGCTTTTTCCTGAATGTTCTCGTAATTACGGCGAGTGAAGCGTATCTCGATTGCAGAGAGCTTCAAGTTCATATCTCGAAGAGTATTTGCAATGGAGATAACCAATCGCAGAAACTCCTTCTCGGACATCTTGAACATCAACTCAGTATCTTTCGCTCTCGCTTCGGCGGCAGACCAACCATCACGCATAATGACCGCCGACCCGGTATCGCTCGTAGATCTGCCGCCGTTTCGGTTAGGCATACCGCAAATGGTAAGCACCGTCTGATACATATAATCGACAAGAGTCTGAGTCTGAGTTTGATTGAGTTCCTGAACGAGATACTTTGCATCTCCTTCGAGTGGAACTTTCAGACCGCCATTTTCCTTCAAAGCCTTGAAGTCATCGGAGTCGATGTCAACACCTTTTAGGAGAAGAATGGACTGAATAAACTGCTCAATACCGTCAAGACGGTTACTTCCAACCTCGTTAATAGCATCGAGGAGAGGGAGAACAATCTCAAACGCACCGAGCCGAGCGGTGTTCGCCGAGTACTCGATGATAGGGACACATCCGAGAGAGTGCGGCTCTGCTTTGAGAACTTTGCCGTCTTTGATTTCAAAGTACATTGCATCGGTGTATACGCTATACACAATGCTGTTGTCCTGCTTGATAATGTACTTTACACCCATCTTGCGTTTGTTGCCGAGACCAGTGTGATAGACCACAAAAGAACAGCGAGGGTCGAGAGTATAAATCTCGAAAGGAGCTTCGTCAACATCATCGTCAACGGCATTCGGGAGTACCATGCGGAACGAAGTACCGCAAATAGTAAACCAATCGGCAAGCTCTTTGTCCTT